AAATAATTAACACCCACGCAAGTAAAGAGACGGCATTGTTCCAGCCGGAGTCAACTCTTGAAAGTGTGGGTGTTTTTTTTATGAATATTTACAAACCCACACCATTACCAGTCGCATATTGTGACGAACAAATCGCAGAACTTGAACTGCGCAAAGAGTATGAAAATTACAGGAGAGAAAACAAGGTGCTTACGTTATTACAATGTGAGTACTTATGGATGAAACTTGACCTGCAAATTATCTATTACAACCAGTGTAAAAAATTAACCCTTAAACAAAATGGCAAAGGATAAAAAGTCATTCGTAATGTACTGCGACCAGCAGTCAATTTTCAAAATGCTTCCTGATGAAATTGCAGGTAGATTGATAAAACACATTCTCGCATACGTTAACGATGAAAATCCGGTAACTGATGACCTTGTATTGCAACTTGCATTTGAACCTATTAAGATGCAGTTAAAAAGGGATTTACGTCATTGGGATGAAGTCAGGGGGAAACGTAGTGAAAGTGGAAAATTAGGCGGTAGACCTAAAAAGCAAACAGAAGCAAAAAAAGCAAATGGTTTTTTGGAAAAGCAAACGAAAGCAAAAAAAGCTGTTAATGTTAATGTTAATGTTACTGATAATGTAAATGTAAATGATAATGACAATAAAGATATATATCGTAAAATTTTGCATTTGGAAATCACAAGGGCAGAAGTTGACAAGCTAATTGCTGATGGCTATACCATTGACCAAATTGATGACATTCTGGACAGGGCAGAAAACTGGAAAGGCATTGCAAACAAAAGGTCACTATACCTTACCGCAAAAAATTGGCTATCTGCTGACATAAAGAAAATCACAGCAGAAGTTTACCGTACACCCAAAGAAAACTTTTTAACATGATTGAACAACAAATACTCGGAACGTGGCTGCAAGGTAAGCAGCTGGATTTAACCGCAACCGTACGCAGCGAATGGTTCACCGTGCCAAAATACCGCACCCTATGTTTAACCATTCAGGCAATGTACCTCAACAACGAACATATTGACAACGTGGCGGTGGTAATGAAGCACCGTGACATGGCAATGGACATCGCAGGGTTAAACAACTACTACACAGGCGAAAGCATTACCCGATTGGTTGCAATGCTGCATCAGGAATTTATCCGTAAAACCCTGACTATTGACTTGACAAAAATTGTCAATGACCTGACAAACGGAAGTGAAATAATGCAGTCCATGTCGGAAGTTCAAAAAACTATTGATGAAATACAACTGAACGAAAACGGACAAGCTGTTGACCTGATCACTCTACTTGGTGACCGCTTTGACAACTTGGAGAAACGAAGCAAGTCCGAAATCAAAACCATTGGACTACCAACCGGGTTCACCAGATTGGATAAGTACATTGGTGGTTTTGTTCCCGGTGAAAATGTGGTGGTTGCAGGTCGGCCGGGCATGGGTAAGACAGCATTCGCAGTTAGCATCGGGATTGCTCATGCAAAGCTGGGTGGCAGGGTGATAATGTTCAGCATGGAGATGAGTAAAGAACAACTCGCAGACCGCATACTTTCATCGCTGGGCCGGGTGGACAACCTGAAAGTTCGCAACGCTGATGTGAATGAATTTGAGTTGGAAAACATCGCCCGTGAATTACTGCTTATTGATTACAAATTTCAAATCGAAGATAGCACAATGCTGGACATAGCACAAATCAAAACCCGAATTAAAACCATGAAAGTAAAACCCACTTTGGTAATCATTGACTACATGCAGTTGGTTAAAAGTACAGGCGGTAAAAATCGGGAGCAGGAAATAGCAAACATCAGTAGGCAATGCAAACTGATTGCCAAAGAATGCGGATGCACCGTGATGCCATTGTCGCAACTCAACAGGGGAACAGAAGAAGGAAACAGCCGCCCAAAATTGGCAAACCTTCGGGAGTCTGGTGCAATAGAACAGGATGCAGACACGGTTTTATTCCCTTACCGCCCTGATTACTACGAAGCCCAAAAGAATGGCGGCAATCCACCCGAACTCGAAGATGCTGAATTGATTATCAGCAAGTGCCGTAACGGGATGACAGGAACGCTGCAATGCAATTTTATGGGTAAAACAGTTGAATACATTTTTTAATTAAATATAAATAACTATATTTGCACTATGAATTATCAAGTTAAACCAATAGATTATAACGACTGCAAAGAGTGGTTCTTAAAAAAGCATTATGCTAAACGAATTCCATCTGTTTCTTTTTGTTTTGGATTGTATTCCGATAAGTTAGAGGGTATTTGTTCATTTGGCTCTCCACCATCAAGGCCGTTGTGTATAGGTGTTTGTGGAGTTGAAAATGCACATAAAGTTTTTGAATTAAATCGTTTAGTAGTCAATGAAGGACTACCAAAAAACACTTTGAGTTATTTTGTAGGCAATTGCTTAAAATTATTGCCAAATGATTTGATAATAGTTTCATACGCAGATACATCTCAAAATCACCACGGATATATTTATCAAGCAACCAATTGGATTTATACTGGATTAAGTGCAAAAAGAACAGAAAGATTTGACATAGACAATCCAAATAAACATTCTAAATCAGTAGTTGATAAAAAGGGTGTAGATTATCAAAGTTTAGCAGTTAGAGAAAGACCACAAAAGCACAGATACATTTATTTGATTGGCTCTAAAACACAAAAACAAAAGTTAAAAAAAGCATTAAAATACGAAATACAACCATATCCAAAAGGGGAAAATAAAAGATATGATGCATCTTACAAACCATTAACACAAATCAAATTATTATGAGAATAAAAATCAAAGCACCACAGCGCAACAGCAGGACAACATTTCGTCAAAGTGAAATTGACCGCATGAAAGAAGTAATCAGGCACCAGCAAATCCGCATCAGGGAATTGGAAACCGTGCTGAAAGTACAGGACATTGACAAGGATGATGAGCATATCAAGGCCACACACCTTGCAATCAGGTCGGTATTTCCGTACTATCAGCCCGAATTTATCAAGGTGAAAGCCCGTAAACGTGAGGTGTTGGAATTGCGGCAAATATTCATTTGGATTTTGCGGCATAAAACCTCGTTATCGTTGAAGAAAATCGGTCAATTATGCGGTGGCCGTGACCACTCCACAATGATACACAGCGTTGAAACGGTGGACAACCTGATGACTTTTGACAAATCATTTGCCCGGAAGGTGGAAGCGGTTAAAAATGCTTATCAAAACTTTGTAGCATGATAAATATCATAAACTTTTCAGGTGGTCGCACTTCTGCATACATGGCAAAGCGGTTGATTGATGAAGGTTTGCAGGATTACATCGTCACGTTTCAAAACACAGGAAAAGAAATGCCACAGACACTTGACTTCATAAATGAATGTGATGTCCGATGGGGGTTAAATTTGGTATGGCTTGAATATCGTAAACCTGCAACATTTGTGGTTGTGGATTATGCAACTGCATCTCGCAATGGACAGCCATTCCAAGAACTTTTAGAACAAAGACCAAGTGGCATTCCAAATATGCAGTTTAGGTTTTGCACAACTGAACTAAAAATAAACACACTCAAACGCTATCTGCAAAGTATTGGCATAACTGATTACACATCATTTAACGGCATTCGATACGATGAGCCACGCAGATGGTCAAAGGTTCAAGACGATGTTGAATTGCCGTTGGTTAAATGGAAAACTACAAAGCAAGATGTTTTGGATTGGTGGAAAAAACAAGATTTTGATTTGCAAGTCAATGAACCATACGGGAATTGTGATTGCTGCTTTTTGAAAGGCAAAGGAAAACTCTCAATAATAGCCAAAGAAAAACCCGAATTATTTGATTGGTGGATTAGCAATGAAATGCAAAGCGGACACCAATGGAAAAAAGAAATTAGCTATGAAGCATTGCGGTCACGTTCTCAAAATCAAATCGGCCTTTGGGATGGTGACAAAAGTTTTGAATGTTTTTGCAACATTGATTGAAATTAAAGTTTAATTTACTATATTTGCACCTATGTTAATACTCGATATATGTTTAAGTGACCTGCCCAGTGAGGCAATCACTACCGCCAAGAACGGAAAGAAGTACATCAAGCTCGTATGTGCTGAACGCAAAGCCGAAGGAAAATTCGGTGAGACTCACTACATTGCCCTGTCGCAAACCAAAGAAGAACGGGAAGCGAAGAAACCTGCAACCTATGTTGGGGGTGCGAAAAGTTACAATAATGTAACTAACAAAAATGTAAGCAAAGAAAATCTTTTCAAAGCTGACAAGGGGGGCATCATGGAAAACTTCAAAAATGACTATGCTGCCCAAATGGAAAATGAACAAAATGACCTACCATTTTGATGCAGAACAAAATCATTGAAACCTGCGACCAAATCTGCTCAATGCTGCTTGAAAAAAATGCCAAGTATGGAAACTCCGCACTGGATCCGGTGCGAGTTTTCAGCAAGGCATCCACCACAGAGCAGTTACTTGTCCGCATTGATGACAAGTTGAGCCGCATCAAAACAACCGGGATGGAAGCACCTGATGAAGACACTTTGAATGACCTTATCGGCTACCTTATCCTGCTGAAAATCGCAAATAAAAAAGAAACGACCAACCCTGAATATAAACACAAGATATGACACACGAAGATAAACGCAAACACTTTATTGCACACGCCCGTAAAGGCATGAAGATGCAGGTTGTTGATGCCTGTAAAGGTCTGGCAAGTTATGCCACCGTGATAAAGGCCCTGAACAATCCAAGCAAGTATAAAAGCAAAAAGGAACAGCAAGTAATTGACACGGCTTTTGCGTTGCTATGACAACGGAAGACCGGGGATATAAAACGGTTGTGTATTGGAAAGACCAGATGATGTCCTTTGAGCCGGTGCCTGATGACGAACTTGAAAAAACCCTGAAAAAATATCGGAAGAAAGGATTTAACGCTGAACCGATATCGGATGACTTAATAAAAAAAATTGCAGAAAGTTTGAAAATATAAAAACTTATACTATATTTGCATCATGGAAACAAAAATAAAAGTAACACACACAGGCAGCTACTCTGCCAAATTCGAACACGATGATGTCACCTACCGCATTGATTGGGAAGATGACAGCGACAATGTCTATGTTTTTCAAGAGTTTCACCCCGGCAAAGATGGCCGCAAATGCGTGAGCATTCCTGCTGAAATTCTGCCAACGCTTATCCGAATTTTGGGTACAATTCACACGGAGAATTTAGAAAAACAAGGCAAAAACTAAACTAACACTTTAAAATTCCAAGGACATGAATGAAACACTAACAGCACCTATCCAGCCAAACGAGATTGAATGGCGTGTGCAATCAGTCACCAGCACGGGCAAAATGATTGTCGTGCCGTACATCAACAATCGCTGTGTAATGCAACGCTTTGACGCTGCTTTTGGGCCGACAAATTGGACATCGGAATTTAGGGAGATAGGCAATGGCTTTATTTGCCGCCTTACTGTGAACGTAGATGGTCAGTTTGTCTACCGGGAAGATGGTGCATCCAAGACAAACATCGAACCTGAAAAGGGTGGTATCTCGGATGCAATGAAAAGGGCTGCCGTTCAGTTTGGATTGGGCCGCTGCCTGTATGATTACCCAAAAGTATTCATTGAATGCAACGACAAGTATATCCCGGACTGGGCCCAAGACAAACTGACCAAACTTGTTGAGTGGGTTAATCTCGGTAACTTCAAAGAGGTAATAATTTTGAAGCCATGACAGATGTAGTTAAATTGATGTTTGATGTTGACGAAGGCAACGCATCCGCTTTGGATGCGTTCTGCCAACTCACCCGGTTGGAAAAGCAAATCAAAGCAGCCAAAGAACAGATACAATCCCAAGCTATAAACGAAGCACAGATGTACGGCAAGACATTTCAGCACATGGGCTTTGAAATCCAATGCCGGGCAGGTGCTGGGCGGTGGAAGTTTGACCACTTGGATGAATGGGCATCTGCTAAAATGAAGATGAATACCATTGAAGATTTGGCGAAATGGGCATACAAGTCCGAAGAAAAAGGAGTGCTGCCTGTTACCGATGATGGGGATATAATTCAACCTGCTGTTTATGTCGCAGGAAGTGACACCATTGCATTGAAGGAGATTGGCCATGCTGATTAAACGTGAAACCCCCAAGTCAATAGAAAATTGGCAGCCACCTTGCGAGGATGAAATCGTTGAAGCACAGCCATACGATTACACCCAAATGCCTGATGACATTCCAAGCGTAGATGAGTGGTTCAAAATAAGGGTGTGGCAGGATGAATTAAACGGCACAGCCCTGACAAATTAGATGGTATTTGGTTTAATGTTGTATATTGCCCCTGTGGTTCTTGCATTGATTGATTTATTAGTCGATGTTAGCAATCGCAGGGGCTAACTACTTTTATAGATAGATGACTAAAATTGAAATCGTCAAGAGCATAA